TAATGTCGCTCACGAGTCAACAGCGACCACAGCAAAACTTTACTTTTCAGAAAACATTAAAGATATTTTTTACGTTGGTCAGACGGTCGTTGTCACCAACAATGAGTCGCACCTAAACGGTAGCAAAACACTCACCGAGGTTAGCGACCACACCATCAGCTACAACATCAACAATGGCACAGTCCAGCCTAAGCATTCTTTAAATCCTTATGGATCAGTAGCTGCTACAACTGCCCTAGATCCAGCAACCGTTCCAGCAATCCAGGAAGCATCTTTGATGATCGCTATTGCTATCTGGCAAGCGCGCCAAGCGCCAAGCGGCCAAGGAATGACAGTCGATGGCTTTGCTCCGTCACCATTCACAATGTCTAACACTTTGCTTGCTCGCGTTCGCGGCTTGCTTGCGCCTTACTTAGATCCGCGCTCGATGGTTGGCTAACCATGGCAGCGATCTCAACACTTCGCGCCACTATTGCAGCGGCTCTAGTCGATAACAGCCTTTACTCAGTATTCGCATTCCCACCAGCTACTCCTATCGTCAACAGCGTAGTCGTTTCACCGGCAGATCCTTATCTGACTCCGACTAACAATAGCCGCAACAATGTATCGCCACTTGCAAACTTTAATATCAATATCTTCGTGCCTTTGCTAGACAATGAAGGCAACCTAAATGGAATTGAGGATCTGTTAGTTGCTGTGTTTAACAAACTGTCAGCATCCTCTATCGTCTATAATGTAGGAGAGGTAAGTGCGCCTAGCGTTCTAACTTCTGCTACGGGCGATCTACTTACCTGCTCAATGCAGGTATCAGTCCTAACGAGTTGGAGTTAAAATGACCCTTGAAGAATGGGAAAAAGACAACGCAGCGTTCCTGATCAAGATTGGTCAGACCGCTCCAGCAGCACCTAAACCAGCAACTAAGAAAGAAGAGGAATAACCGATGGCAGTATATCTAAGCAACGGGGTAGTTCTAACTGTTAATGCGGTTGATCTATCTTCACTAGTTTCATCTGTAACAATCAACCGTTCATTCGATGAACTAGAAGTTACAGCAATGGGCGATTCAGGCCACAAGTTCGTTAAAGGCTTGGAAGCATCATCGATCACAATCGACTTCTTCAATGATGAAGCAACAGCCAAGACACTTCAGACATTGAACTCAGTTTGGGGAACAAGCACAACTGTCACAGTTAAGCAGACCTCAGCAGCTACATCAGCGACTAATCCTCTTTACACAATGTCCTGCCTAGTCAACAACACAACACCTGTTAATGGTGATGTTGCAAGCCTAAGCACTCAGAGCGTAACCTGGAACGTCAACGGCACAATCGCAATCACAACTTCCTGATAAATAAATAAGGGGCAAACAATGGCAAAACTAAAGGTAACAAGGGCAGATGGAAGCGTTAACGAGTACCAGATCACTCCGGCGATCGAGTACGCCTTCGAGGCTTATGCCAAGAAGGGTTTCCATAAGGCCTTTAGAGATGATGAAAAGCAGACCGATGTTTATTGGCTCTGCTGGGAAGCAATACGTCGGTCGGGTGAAACCGTTAAACCCTTCGGAGAAGCATTCCTTGAGACATTGACGCGAGTCGAGGTCCTTGATGATGACCCTTTGGAGTAACGCGGGAGTCCTTCACCTATCTCGTAGCGAGACTATCGCTTGAGACAGGACTCTCGCCCCAAACTTTAATAGAACTAGATCACACAATGTTTAGGACTTTACTACAAGCCCTAAAGGACAGAGCGAAGGAGCGTGAGGATGCCAGTAGAACTAGAAGGCGCAGATAAACTCCGCAAGGCACTTCGCAAGTTTGAGCCTGATCTAGCAAAAATGACTACTAAAGAAATGGCTGCTGCATTAAAGCCCATCACAAATAGGGCTCGCGGATATATGCCATCTAATAGTCAGATGCTATCTGGTTGGACTTCTGCAACTTCTTCAGGTGACACAACCAATTATCGTCATTTTCCTAAATACGATCAGACAGAAGCAAAACGCGGAGTTAAATACTCAACAAGCCCATCTAAGCCAAATCAGCGAGGTTTCGTTTCCTTGGCTCGGATCATTAACTCATCCGCAGGTGGAGCAATTTATGAGACATCAGGTCGCAAGAACCCTTCTGGACAGCCTTCTCAGGCTTCAACTCGCGGTAAGTTTAGCGATTACATCGACACTTCAAACAAAGTTAACAAGTCACTTAACCCTAATGCTGGCAAGCAATTTATTGACCGCGCTAATTCTCTCGGACAGTTGGTCAACGCTCGCCCTCGTCAAAAAGGACAACGCGGCAGAGTTACGCGCAAGATGACTGGTCGCGTTATTTTTAGAGCCTTTGCTGAGGATCAAGGCAGAGTAACTGCCGCAGTAGTAAAAGCAATCTCAAACTCTGCAATAGAGTTCAAGGCTAGAACGGATGGCAAGTAATGGCTGATCTAAATATTACGATTGCCTCGGTATTCGCTGGAAAAAAAGCATTTACCGATGCAGCCAAGCAGACACTAAGTCTTAACTCTCAGGTCAAGAACCTTGCCAAGTCTTATGTAGGACTATTCACAGTTCAGAAACTGGCTCGCAGTTCTTTTAACGCGGCTAAAGCCTTTGCAGAAGATGACAAGGCAGCCAGAGTACTTAGCCGATCTTTAGACAATCTAGGCTTAGCGTTTGCAGATCCTTCAGTCCGTAGGTTTATTGGAGAACTTGAACAGACTTACGGTGTCCTCGATGATCAACTTCGCCCAGCCTTCCAACGTTTATTAACCACAACCGGCGATGTCACTAAGTCTCAATCTTTACTGATAACAGCGCTCAATCTGTCAGCCGCATCTGGTAAAGATGTTGTAAGTGTTGCAGGAGATTTAAGCAAGGGCTATGTCGGACAGACTCGCGCACTTGCCAAGTACGGTATCGGATTAACTCAGGCTGAACTCAAAGCAATGTCCTTTGAGGAAGTCCAGACACGCATCAATACTCTCTTTGGTGGACAGGCTCAATTAGCAGCCAATAGTTATTCAGGATCGCTTGACAAATTAGCAGTCGCAGCAGCCAACGCTCAAGAAGCCATCGGTCGCGGTTTAGTCGATGCACTTTCGGCTTTAGGCGGTGGTGGCCAAGGTGGACTCCAAAATACTATTCAACTCATTGACAAAGCATCGACATCTTTAGAAACTTTTATTCGTCGCTTTGGCTTAGGTATTGCTCAAGGCAGGGCTTTGCTTACTGGCAATCTTGGTCAGTTCGCTGCTCTCGGTCAGGCAGAAGCCAATCGCGGTAAGGCTGGTTCAGGTATTACTCCAGCAATTCAGGCAGAACTCAAGAAGGCAGCAGCTGAGAAGGCTGCCCTAAAGCGTAGTAAAGAACAGAATAAAATACTTACTAACAACACTAAAGCCATCAAGGAGCAGACAGCGCTTCAAAAGGCTGGCACTCTCTTCGATGTTGAGCAAACTCAGATCGTGGCTGCACTTAAAGGCAGAATCAGCGATGAAGAGCGCGATCGCCTAAAGTTACAACTAGCCTTAATTACCGGCAACACAACTGAGGCTTCTCGACTAGCTGGTGAAATCGGTAAGGCTCAAGGCTTAAGCGCGGATCTTATTAAGTTCCTAAAAGACTTGCCAGATGCTAACAATCCTTTCAAGGGTTGGAAATCTTATCTCGATGCTATTGAGGCACAGGTTAAAAGAATCGCACTAGGCGGAACTACCTTAGGCACTTCTGTAGGCGGTTCTATTGCTGACGGATCGATGGCAGGTGGCCCTATTCCTGGTAGCACTCAAGTTTATCCTGGTGACTTTGGAGATGGCGGAGCAGCTGGAGCGCCTATCGTTAGTGTCGAAGTGACACTCGATGGCCAAGAACTAACTAACGCAATTACTAGAACTCAAACTAATAACTCACTTTCAGGCGATCGCATCTCGGTCAATCGTAGAACTGGCACATTCGCCACGCTATGAGCCTTCCTGCCCAGATATCCGTATCCTTCGACTTTACTAGCGGAGCAACCTTTGGCTTCCCGTTTACTATTGGCGATCCTAAATACGGCGTACTGGGTACTGGAACTTTGGCATCTACAACTACTCCAGAGCCTACGGTCGATCTAACTCCTAACGTTTACTCAATCAATATCCGTCGCGGTCGCAACATTATGCGCGACACTTATGAGGCAGGACAAGCTACTGTCCGAGTCCTCGATCCTCTGAGTTACTTCAATCCGCAGAACACTTCTAGCCCTTACTTTGGCTTCCTGACTCCGCTGCGCAAGCTGCGTGTATCGGCAACGGTAGGCGGCGTGGGCTACTTTCTATTTTCTGGCTATACGATCGAATACAAATACACCTATCCGCAAGGACAGGAAACAGGCTACGTTGACATTATCTGCACAGATGCTTTCCGCCTTATGCAACAGGCAACCGTCACAACGGTGGCAGATGCTACGGCTGGACAAGATACTGGCACTCGCATAGGCAAGATCCTAGATCAAGTCTCCTGGCCGACTTCGATGCGTTCTATAGATACCGGCAACACAACCTGCCAGGCTGATCCAGCCACATCACGCACAGCTCTCGATGCACTCAAGAACGCAGAGTTCTCAGAGCAGGGCGCATTCTATATCGACCATGAAGGCACAGCGATATTCTTAAACCGCACTAACGTCATCAAGAAGGCTGGCCAAACTCCGATCGAGTTTAATCAGACAACAGGCATTCCTTACTCAAACCTACGTTATGCCTTCGATGACAAGCTGATCATCAACAGCGCTGGGATGACTATCGTGGGTGGCACTCAGCAAGTCTCAGAGAATGCAGCCTCGATCGCTAAGTACTTCTCTCACCAACTCAATGAGTCCAACCTGGTAGCCCAGACCAATGCCGATGCTTTGAACATCGCTCAAATCTATGTAGCCACTAGAGCTGAGACAACTATCCGCATTGACGCAATGACGGTCGATCTATTAGACCCAGCAGTACCAACTGCGACAATGCTCGATCTTGATTACTTCTCTAATCTCAGAATTA